CTGTTGATATATGGGATTCCCACCTTTATCGGTCCCTATTTGTGTATTTTTTTGATAATCTGGCATAATATTTTCCTTCAAAACTGGGTTTCTACGGTCTTAAGTGACCTATTGTTAATTATAGACTTAAAGTCTATAGTTTACTATAGAATACTCTTTACTTATACTATAGTATTCTTTGTAAGATCTATAGAGAACTAAAGATCTATAGTAACTATAGACCTATACTCTCCCCCTATCCATAGGATTAAATACCTTATTTCTGTCTTGTATTTGTGGGTGGGTGTCTTCCTCAGAATAGCCCAAATATGGCGGTTTATGGCGGTTTATGGCGGTTGCCCTATAGAGGCTCTAGGATCGCCTGTACGGCGTTCTTTGGTTTTAGGATGCTGACCCGCCTAATTGTCAAAGAATCCCGCTGACGGAGGCTCAGGCTCTACAGTGGTATCTTCAGGTAGTGCTTCAAGTAGTGCTTTCATTACCTTGGCTAATTGACGGTAATCAATCTCATCCAAAAGGAATCTCTCGTAGGACATGGTTGTTAGGTAACACAGGGCTGCGAGGTCCATATATTCTTCAAAATAGTTTTTATTAGGATCTTGTTTCATATCACATCCATGTCTTTTTAGGCTTCTTCTTATATCCTACTACAGCATTATCCATGAATTTCTGTAACTCATCTTTAAGTTTTTTATCCTTTTCTGATGCTATCATCTTTTCCCTATCGGCAGCCATTTGCTCACTCCAGTACCCTATGGCCATAGACAATACGTCTAAACGGTCATCGTGAACTAAAGCCCCCTTGAGTCTGGTGATCCTACTGAGTTGGTAGAATAACTGATACTTAAGAGCCTTTTCAGGCGGTAGGTGTTGAGTCGAAGCAAAGTCCTCCTCAATAAGTCTCCGGTCTACTATGAGACGGTGGGAACTAAGGACAGGCTCAATTGTGTCGATTATGCGGCGTTCTTTCTGGATATTGTGGCGTACTTCCTCTATTTCCACGGGATGGATTTTAGCCATCACTGGTTTCAGGAGGGCTGAGAACATCCCATCGCCGAAGTTAGATTCAACAATTACCTTATTCACATTCTGCTTTTTAGCAATCACCGACAACGCTTTGAGGGTGTTTTCATCATATCCTCCATCAAGACCACCGGCCTCTAGGATAAACAACTGACTATTAAGGATCTTAACGACCGCATATGCAGTTTCATCCGCACCACGGCCCGCAGGGTCTATTGCGAGAACAGAGCCAGTATAAGGAATCCAATCGCCTTGAGTAGCCATGGGTCGGTAGTATCTATCACCATTGAAGCCTACGTTCGGTAGGTCCTTCTCAATGAGTTCAGGACTAGCAGCCCATATAACCTTCTCAGGAGCATTTTCATGGTTACAATTCATAACGATGAAGTCTGTGAGTTTGAGAGGGTATCTACCTTGGTCACTGAGGGACGTATCGAGCATGAACTGTAAGGAGAACCCAGTACGTCCATACGAAGCCTCACGCTCCAGTAGGTCGAGATCATCGAACCTTTTGGGATCCGTAGGCTTACCAACGATGTCCTCTTCAGAGAGCCTCTCAGCGATCTTAGGAGATAACGAATCGCCAAGGTTTCTAGCGACCTTTTCATCAGGATATCTCGCGGGCCATACACGCACATCATAACCCCGCTCAGGGAGGGAGGCATAGATACTGAACTCGGTTTGTGGAGTACCGAGGTATGCTATACGGCCATCAGGCTTGAGGACCGCATCAAATTCTTTAATAGATTCCCCTAGTTTATCTCGCATTGTTTGTGTCATAGAGTTATTCAAAGACTCTACGTCATCTGCAATGATGAGGTCGGCACGGGCTCCAGTAATTTGACCTGTAATTCCTCTAGAGGTTACTGAGGGAGCATGGGAAGCCGGTGCCGGACCTACATCAAAAGCGATCTTGGAGTTTCTTTGGTTCTCTCTAGGTTTTAAGTGCTGTAGGAGCGGCATATCTTCAATGAGCCTTAGGGTAAAGGTACTGAAGTCATCTGCCCGCTGTTTTGAGGCAGATATCACAAGGATATTGAGAGTAGGGTTTAGTAGGAGTTGATGGCAGACATATGCCGATGTAATCCAACTTTTTCCTACGCCTCGGAAGGCTTCTATACAAAGGCGGCGAGGGCCATTTTGTAGATAATCCGCAATATCATATTGTATATGTGTAGGCTCTGGGAGGCCTAATTGGTCCCATGCAAGATATAAGAAATTACGAAAATCTTGTAATAAGGGCTCCACTTCGTTTACTTACCTTCCGCCGCCTTGATGCACCCAAGAAAAGTTTGTATGTTTTTGTCCTCTACTCCGTCCTCGACCACCGCCTATACCACCTATATCAATACCGGTGCTAAATTTAGGATAACGACCATCTCTGGGCCTAACAGGATCAGAATCTGGACTATTAGCCATAATATTCATATCCATTGCGGACCCATGAAATAGGCCTCCACTCCAACGGGGGTCTTGAACGAAGATCCATTGCCCGTCTTGCCATTTGGATATATAGCCTTTTGGTGGGGAGGGCTTTAGTTTTTCTATAACCGCGGGCTCACTACCAGATCCATCGGGCATATCATGGGGATCTGGGCCCTTAATAGTTTGACTAGATTCAGGGGCTTTTTTCGCAGTTCCCTGATTTTTTGATGGATATGAAGATGAAATTTCATCCTTAAGTCGCTCAGGTATTTGTTGGTGTGAACACATAATATTATCCTACAGATTGTATGGGAGATTCGGGATCTTGGAAAGGTAGTGAATCAACAAGATTCATTAGGGGGGATTCGGGGACTAAAGCACTATCGATTCCATTATCCTTTAAGAACCGTATGGCGTTAGACATTTCGGAGGGGGATGCTTCACCGGATTTTATGCGGTTTAACAGTGTGTTTGCTACCTCCGTGTGAAGGGCCTCCATTGTTTCGTTTATTTCAGGGTTTTTGCTCATATTACTTTAATTATCCATGACATTAGTGCTGCAACTAATGATCCAATGACGGCGGCACCCCCATAGATGTAGGCCTTACCTTGCTCTAATATCCGAACTCTTTGTTCCAGAGATTCAAGGTTCTCATCATGGCTTCGTTGCATATTGATTAGTGATTCTACTTTCCCCTCTAGGCGACCAAGGGCTAATAGGATGTTCTCCGTATCTTCCATTTTACGATGCACTCCAATCTACGAGCGTGATCGTTTTGGTTGTAGCCCCTACAGTTATTTTCATTAACACATCACCATCGTCTCCGGTGCCTGTACCATCGCTTATCCATAGGACTGCGGAGCCATCTGCGGGATCATCAGGATCAGCAGAGAGAGCATCAAGTCTTAAAGGGGACATCTCAGGGACTAGAGCCTCCGGTATTTCTCCAGAACTATTTAGTTGAATGAGTTTTCCATCATCCGCTGATGTAGCGGTGGAGATGGTTTTAGAGGCGAAAGAGTCGGACTCTATCATATGTACCCGTGCTTTAGTTGTCATAGTTTATTCCTTAACTGCTTCCTGCAATTTCCATTATTGTGATTGTTGATACGGAACCGTCGGCTCCGGAGGCATTTCCGGCGTTTGTCCTAACCGACGATCCACCGGTTGGTGATTGTGAGGCGGTCACTTTATAAGTCACCTCCGCTACTGTTGCCGGAGAGTCATAATAAGTAAAAAAGGCTGATTCTATATAGTTATCGTTTAATGAGGCATAATCACGCTCAGCATCCACAGGATTCATCGGTCGTCCTAAGTTACTCGCCAAAACGGTTGAGCCCCTTTTTAGCCCAAACATGACGGCCCGTGCCCCATAATCGTTGCCAGATTCCCCGTGGGTGACATGACCAAACCACTGAACTTGTACCAATAATTTACTATTTGTGTGTTTTGGGGTTATATCCAATTCAAAACCTTCAATCTCAACATCATCATTCTCAACATTTTCTGTGTATGTGTTCGTAGAGAAACTTAAATGTTTTACTTGTACGACGGATCCTTCGGTATACAAGCCCCCAGTACCTGATGTTGTAATCTGACCTCCCACATCTAAGTCGCCTGTTATACTGGCCGCACCGGCCACATCGAGAGTGCTATCAAGCGTGGTTGCTCCACCAACATCTAGAGTGCCTGTTGTAATATCTGTGTTACCGGAAACATCGACAGTCACTTTATCCGTACCTGTTCCTACCGTTAATGAGTTGGTAGCCGTAAGGTCTGTTGAACTTGTGGTCGTAAGTGTTGAAGCACCATCAACATTAAGCGTTGAATCGAAGTCTACTGCTCCTGCGGCTCCCAATGTACCACCAAAAGAGGTGGCACCGGTTCCTGTAGTTGTTATTCCAGAGAAGGTTGCCGCCCCGTCTTTATCAACACCCGCAAGTTTCACATCACTCTCGTCTGTCCACTGTTGTAGATCAACATGGCTTGAGTCGCTGTTCTTACGTTTAACGGTCATCGCCACATCCGATGAAGTATCCGCGGTGAACGGTTGCTCAATTACGTTTCTGGATACTCCGAAGTTCTGTATGTTTACTACTGATCCGGTATCATATGTATCCCATCCAAGAATCTTAAGTGTGAAGGTTCCATTTGTTTCAGTAAGAGTGAAATCGGTTTCAGGCCTTTGAAGTGTACCATCAATAGATACAATGTATAGGTTTTCATTATCACTTGAAGGTACCGGATCTGTTAGGTTGGCTGAATAGTCTGTCCCCGAAACCAATGTAAAATCTGATCCTACTCTAGGCCAAGATTGTGGTATTCCCGCACTACCGCCATATAGGGCAATTGCATCAACATATCCCTTAAATACGGCATCATAATCCCCAACAAGTGAGCCACTAAGGTTAGTTATTCGTTTCTCTTGGGCATTATAGTTGCCCTCCCAATCTAGTGGTAAATTGGCTACTCCGTTTTCTTCTGCTTCTTGGGTTAAATATAGGAGTTGTTGGGTGGCTTTATCTAAATCCGATTCTGACAAGACTGATCCATCTACAAAATCGACAAGTAGATCTGCATCTCCTTCAGCCCTACCCGCTGTTTGCCTATAAACCTTAATAGAATCCCCCGAAGTTGTGGCGGTATCAAGGATTATTTCAGTTGCTCCTGTGTTAAAAGTGAAGGCTGTAATCTCATCACCGTTAACTGCCACCTTAACATTGGACGTATCAATGTAGGGGAAATCGATGGTGAAGTTTGTTTCGCCTCCACTTACGCTATTCCATATTGTATATGTTAGTGCCATGTGTTACCTTTAATAGTTTAATAGTGATGTAATATCCCTACCGGCCTTTCGATATGCTTTGATTTTAGTGTTTCTGCGGTAAAGTTGTTCCACCTCTGGGAACTCCCGCAACGATTGTTGTAGAGCCTTTGCTCGGTATTTACGAAGGATCTTCTGAACTTCAGCAACCCTTGGGTTTCCTTGACCTTCAATATCCTTATTATCTAATTTTTTATATTTCCCCGAAGATATGAGAGATCGGAGTGCTTGCTTCAGTGTCCTGCCTCCAATCCTAATTTTCCCATGATTCTCCTGCCACCTGTCATAAAATGATTGGCCCTTGTTGTTAAAGTAAAGTGTAGTGTTAATGCCATTCACTGTCTTTTTAGGTGGGGAGAATCCATGATTAAGGTTACTAATTTCATTTAGAATTTTATCGCCCTTAATCTGGGTTTGATGTACTGGTAAAGGAATCATTAGATTTGGACGTTCGATCTTATCACCAAAGACGTTTCTTCGGTCTTCGACCTTAGTATCTATGCCTAATGCCTTTAAGTCTGTAGCCGAAGATAGCCCATATTTTACTCTTATAGCATCCAATACGCCACGAACTTCTTTGTGGTAGTCGGATGATCCGATTGTTTGTCCGGCCATGCCGGAGAAGGGCATCATCGAGGCCGCTGTGGTTTCAATATATTGTTCTGAGTAGCGTTCAGGTTGTGTTAGAACATTAGCGAATCGAGCAATCCCTGTTAGGTAACTTTTACTCATGACATTTCTTGAGGAAGCGAAGAGAGCGTGTCCCATAATTGCTTCTAATGTTCCGGCATCTTCGATACCGGCCTCATTGATTGACTCAGAAATATCGGCAACCAATCCAAAGAAGTTAGCAAACGGATCGAATCGTCTGTATGACATCCATGTGTTTCCTACACGTAGGCTATAAGGTTGCCAACCATTCGCTTCCATGAGCCTACGGCGTTCGGGATCTGAGGGGCCGCCTCCAGTAAGGTTCCCTCCTTCTACAGCCATCACGGCTCCGAAGGTGAACATTGCTCCGGTAGATATGCGACCGAGAATATTATCTAGTTCTGCACCGCCTTTAGAGATTGCCGTGCCTAATTCTTTAGATGAGCCTCTCATAATATTGGTGGTGCCATATTTACCAAGTTCAGCCATCGCTCCAACACTTCTGTTTAGATAGAATGCTAATAGGTTGGTAGGTGTTCGGAC